CACAAACTTCTGCAAAGCAAGTTGTAGAAGGGGGGGTATGCCCAGGGGAATTCCCTGAACGCAAAAAGAAAAAGGGTAAAAAAAGAAAATGGCACAATCACATAACAAGTTTCCACCTGAACTGCATATAGTTCACGGCACGAAAGGTCAAAATCAGGGAATCACTTTGCCTGAAAAATTAAAACAATATACGCCTATCGCATATTGGTTGGACAATCCTGAAACTTGGAACCAAAACAAATTTATCAATGACACTTCAAAATACCTTTACGATTTATATGGCATCGGGTCGCAACAAGACCAACATGTATTAGCAATGCTTGCCGATCACATGACCACATACATAGAATGCATAAAAGGCATAGCTATGACAGGCGTCATTACAAAATATAATGGCGGTAAAACTTTAGGTCCAAGTCCTTATGTTTCTTTGAGGGACAAAGTAACGCCAAGAATTATTTCGCTTATGAACGAATTAGGTTTAACGCCAAGAGGAAGACTTTCGGTTGGAGCAGGTGACGATGTTCCGTTGGGTGATTTAATGGCAGGACCTGATAATTTCAAATAATGTAAAGTATACTATACAAAAAAATACATGAATAATTGGGAAAATGGCATTCAATACGCCATAGATGTAACAAAAGGAAATATTGAAGTTTGCAAAAATGTAAAACTCGCTTGTCAGCGTTTTTTAGATTTTATGGGTGATAGGCATTGGGAATATGAATTTCACGAAAAATATGTCCGCCACTTTTTAAAATTTGTCGATATTATCAAACACACTAAAGGACCAGACGCTGGCAAACCTTTAATTCTTGAACCTTTTCAAGTAATGCTTATCTGTGCTATTTATGGTTTTAGGCACAAAAAAGATTTAACAAAACGCATGACGACAGATGTCATTGTGTTTATTCCAAGAAAAGCTGGTAAATCTACCCTAACTTCCGTAATTGCATTATACGAACTTATATATGGCGAAGCTGGTGCTGAAGTATTTACTTTAGCTACAAACAGGGAACAGGCGACTATTGTTTTTGACGCTGCCAAAGGTATGGTCGAAAATATGCCGAAAGCTGCTCAAAATTGGTTCGTCAATAGCAAATATCAAATTTCTAAAAAAGGCGATAGCCAATCTATGTTCCGAGCTTTATCTAGGGACAATAAAAAATCAGGGGACGGAAAAAATGCCAGTTGCGCCATTATTGACGAGGCTGCTCAAATTGTAGATAGAAATTCTATCGAAGTTGTATTTTCAGGTATGGTTGCCCGTAAAAATCCATTACGCATATATATTACGACCGCATCTTTTACAAAAGACACAAAGTTCTATGAAGATATGCAAATGTTTGAATCTATGCTTACGCATGAAGCACCTGACAATCCACATTGGTTCGGGCTACTTTATGGACTTGACCCTGCGGACGATTGGCGAGAAACAGAAGTTTGGAAAAAAGCTAACCCAATGCATGGCATTTCTATTTACCAGTCAGCGATTGAGGAAAGATGCGAACAAGCAAAACTTAAACCAGCTTCGCTTAATGAATTTTTATGTAAGACACTCAATGTTTATGTAAGTGCCAATGCAGCTTGGCTGGATAGAGATTATTGGGACAAATCTATTGGCGAAGTCAAGCCCGAACCCGAAGCAGTATTTATTGGCTTTGACTTGGCAGCTACTCGCGACTTGAACGCAGTTTGCACATTAAAGCGTTATTCCGAGAATGATTATTTCGCAGAGTTCAAATTTTTCTTGCCTGAAGATGGGTTGGAGTTGATTCCTAGCCATTATCGTGCTATATTTGACCAAGCTATCAAATCTAAAATATTGCACATCACAGAGGGCAATGTTATGGACGATAGAGAAATATCCGAATATATAAGACAACAAGCCACTCTATATAATGTCAAAGAAGTTGGCTATGACGCATATAATGCAGCAAGTTTAGTAGCAAGGTTACATGATTACGGCATACCCGTCAAAAAAGTTGGGCAAGGTATGGCTATTTTAAGCAACCCGTCAAAGCATGTAGAAAAGCTTGTTATGCAAAATCAAATAAAACATGACGGCAATCCATTTCTTGGTTGGCAATTAGGAAATTGTGAAGTCTATGAAGATGTTAATGGGAATATTAAAATTCGTAAGAATGAAGCAGACAAATCAGCTAAAGTTGATGGTATAATTGCTCTTATTATTTCTATGCATTGCTCACTTGACCATCCATTCGTTTCAAGTTCGTTTGGATTCAGAAGTTTTTAAAGGATAAATATGGCTATAGTTGATATATTCACACCAAAAGGTAATAAAAACGCATTAGAAAGTAATACTTTATTCGGTCAAACTGCCCTCGGTAACAATGTTTTACGCAACATAGCAGGTCAAGGTTATCAAGCTACCAATCAATTATTATATGTAACGACATCATCAGTCAATACGGCAGGGCGTGTTGTTGATATGTCTATGCTCACACGGAACTCTACTGTGATGGCTTGCGTGAATGCAAAAGCGAGAGCATTAGCTCAATTACCTATAAAAATCATGGCATACGATGATAACGGCAAAATGGTCGACGCAATCACAGATTCTAGCGTTTCAGCAAGAGATAAAGCCAAAGCAAAAGCAGTTCATAGTTTATTATGCGACCCAAATCACTATCAATCTGCATATGAGTTTTGGTATCAGTGGAGTATGTGGTATGACCTCGCTGGAGAGACATTTACAGTATTATGGCGTAGGGACCAAAGCAATCCTAGCCAAACACCGATGGAAATGTATCTTTTGGATTCAACCTTAATAACCGCTCAAATAACACCGACTAGATATCCGACATATCGCTTATCTACATCGACATACGGATTTAACAAGGATAAACCATTAGATTATTTCCAAGTTATTCATGCAAGTGAAATGGCTTGGCAAGGTTCGGCAGGTTTCAACAAGGGAATTTTAGCCGTTGAATTAGTGTCTTTAGACCAAGATATTGACCTATATTCTAACTTTATTATGCTCAATGGTGCAAAACCAAGCGGAATGTTCATTACTGACCAAGTTATTCCTGACGCAAAATATAAAGAAATCGCAGCAAGATTAAAAGAAGCTTGGACAAGTTTAGTAGGCTCTCGCTCAACAGATTTATCAAAACCAGGTCAAGGCATGTTGTTAGATAGTGGCATGAGATATGAGAAGCTAGAAATGCTTACTTTACAAGATGCTGACGCTAGAGCTCTTAAACAACAAACAATGAAGCGTATTTGCGGTCTATTTGGCGTTCCACCTGCTATGATTGGCATAGAGGAAGGCAAATATAACAATACGCAAACAATGTTAGACGAATTCTACAAATCTACAATGTTGCCAATGATTACGAACATTCAACAGAAATTTAAATCTAATTTGCTTGCAGGTTACCCAAACCTATGTATTGAGTTCCAAACAGAAGAATTTTTGAAAGGTGCACCACTAGATCAAATGAATTATTCTGTTGCTGGCGTAAATGCTGGTATAATGACACCTAATGAAGCAAGAAATTATTTGGGCAAAGAAAATATGCCTAATGCTGACGAGTTAAAAGATATATCAAAACAAACGAAGCCAATCAGTGGCACATCGCCTCAAGATACAGGTGGCGGTGGCAACACTTCTACTATTGGTCGCACAGGGCAGGCAGGTAAAGCTTAATGACATTAAAAGAGTTACTCGATAAATTAACCCAACAGGCTCAAAAAAGAAAACCGAAACCTGTTGAAACCAACGGAATGAAAAAAAAGGGAGTGCCAATCAATGACTGATATTAAGTTTTTTTATGAATCAAAAGTTGCTTTAGGCGTTAGCGCAGACGAAGCAAAAGAAATGTGTGGCACTATTGAAGCCACTGTAACTACATGGGGAGCTCGTGAAGGTGCCGATGGTCGCAAATTTAATTATCAGCCAGAGGGTTTTGCAGCCTGGGCAGATGAATTTGCTAAAAATGGCAAACCACTTCCAATGTATTTTCAACATAATGATATGTCTATGCCAGTGGGCGAATGGACATCTTTTGAATTTACAGAAAAAGGCATGGACGCAAAAGGTCGTTTATTTACAAACACTACCGCAGGAAACGATTTATATACAATTATGAAAGAATCACCAGCTATGGTTGGCGGTGTTTCTGTTGGTGCTTATGCAGACGAATATTGCATGGTTGATGCAGAAGGCAATATGATGGACGATGATACTGAAGATGAGGGTTACTTCCAAATTACAAAAGGCGGTCTTGCAGAAGTATCTATCGTTATGCAACCTAATAACACAGAAGCAAACATTTCAAGATTAGAGTGCTTCAGAGCTGATGGCTCTTTAGACTTAAAACTAATCGAGAAAGCGTTGCGTGATGCAAAACTTTCAAGAAAAGATGCGACCACCGCATCTTCAATTTTCAAACAAATTTTAGCAACTCGTGATGAGCCTAAAACTAATGAAAAAGCACCTATTCAGAGTGATGCTGATGCGGTGGTAGATGAGAGCGAAGCAATCCTCAAAGCAATCGAGGAACGCGACTTACTCAAAAAACTTAATAATCGTTTAAAAGGATAAATCATGTCAGATAAAATTATTGAAAAATTAGACGCTATTGAAGCTGCTAATTTAGCAAAAGTAGAAGAAGTAACTGCTTCTGTTGATGCTAAACTTGCAGAAACAGTAGCTACTTTCGATGAAAAAGTTGCAGCTTTAGAAGCTAAAGTAGCTTCAGTAAAAGAAGCAGCTCCAGTAATCAAAACATACAAAACTATCTCTCAAGAAATCAATCGTTCTGTAAAAGAACAATTAAAAGGTTTCATTGGTAGCAAAGTGCAACAAGAGTTAAAAATGTTTGAAGATGAATCTCACTATGATGCTTACATCAAAGAGGCTTCAACATTAACAGGCTCTGGTGCTGGTATCGGCGGTCGCACTGCTTATGACCCAGTATTTTTCCCACTTCGTTTAGCTAACCCAATGCGTGGCGTTTCAAGACAAGTAGCAACAGATGGTGCAACTTATCAATTCCGTGCTAAAGTAGGTGATGCTGGTGTGGGTTGGGGTTACACAGTAACAAACAACACTGCTGCTACAACAGAAGCTACAAACATTTGGCAATTAACACTTCAAGACTTGAATGTTCAATTCCCAATTAGAACTGCAGCTCTTGACGATATCGATGGTTTAGAAAGCAATGTTGTTGCTGATATGCTTTTAGAATTCAGCCAAAACGAAGCTCTCTCAATGATTCAAAATAATGACCAAGCAGCTCAATCAGCTACAAACCCATACGGTGGCACAAATGGTTTAAGAGGTTTAGACCAATATGCTGGTGCTAATGCTACATACGCAGGTGGAACAATTTCTACTGCAGCGTTTGGCTCAACAGGCACAGGCTCATCAAGCGGCTTACATTCATTAGCAACTTATGACCAATTAACAACTAATGCAAATACTGTTGGCGCAGCTAACATTACTTACAAAGACGTTGTGAACTTTATCTATTCATTACCACAACAATACTGGACAGATTCAGCTAAATTTGTAATCAACCCTGTATTATTGCAACAAATTCGTGGCTTGGTAGATTTACAAGGTCGTCCAATCTATGTTGATGGTTTAGCTCGTGCAGATGGCATCGTTGGCACGCTACTCGGTTTCGATGTAGTAGTTAATAAATACCTTGACACACCATCACAACTTACAACTGGCGCAGCAGGCACAACAAGCCTCTACCCAATGTATTTTGGTGACTTCCAAAGAGGTCATACAATCGTTGATCGTTTGAATATGGTATTGCGTCGCTATGACCAAACATTGCCAGGTTCGATCACATTCTACGGCGAAAAACGATTAGCAACTTCTGTTGTCGATCCGTTTGCAATTATTCGCTACAGATCAACAGGCACTGCAAACTAGTAGCAAATCGGGAAAGGGCAGAGAAATCTGCCCTACCCTCTTAATTTTTTAGGGAAAAAAATATGAATATTTCTGAACGAATTTATAACGGCATTAAACAAGCGTTACTTGAGGGCGAAGCCAAAGTTAATTTGTTTAATGAAACCAAAAAAGTAGATGAAGCATCTACATTGACTGGTAGCGGTTTAAACATTGGTGGTAGAACATACTTTGACGATGCATTTGCGAAATTCCGTTATGCAAATCCGTTTAGACAAGGTTCTAGACAAATATCTTACAAAGGTTCTGCTGCTCAATTTGTAGCTAAAACTGGTAATGCTGCTAACTCTACAAACCCATGGCTATATGCCGTAACACCAAATAGTGGTAGTCCAAACATCGCTACTTCATTTTGGCAATTACCAACACGAGTTATCGCAGCTCAACTACCTATCCGTAGTGCAGTTTTAAACGATATCAATGGTTTGGAAGCAGAAATTGTCGAAGACCTTATGTTTGAATTTAGTCAATTAGAAGCACAATCAATGGCTACTAACAATGACCAATCAGGTTCAGCAACCACTTCAACTGGTGGCGAAAATGGTTTAAGAGGTTTGTCTTACTATAATACAAGCACATCAGCAGCAGCTTTTGGTTCAAGCGGAACTGCTATTACTGATGGCGTGCATACAGTTTTAAAGAAAACATTTACCGCAGCAGCTATCACTTATGACAATGTTATAGATGCAGTTAATTTATTACCATCTCAATATTGGGCTTTACCTACAACTGCTTGGCATTTACATCCTGATTTAATTGTTCAATTACGCAAATTAAAATCAACAGGCGGTGGCGTTCCAATGTTTGTAGAAACAGGTGACGAAGATGGCGGTGCAGTAGCATTTATGTTTGGCTTCCCTGTTATTCCTAATTCATATTTGGAAACACCAGCAGCTGGTTCATTATCAGGAGTTTTAGCAAACTGGGATAAATTTATGACTATCGCTGATGCTGAAGAAATGATAATCAAACGCTTTGACCAAACACAACCTGGAACTGTTACACTTTACGCAGAAAAAAGATTGGTAAGCACTATTCGCGACCCATTCGCTGGAGTTTATTTAATAGGGGCATAATATGTCAGGTGGCGGTTACGAATTAGGCTCTGTCGCCTATGGTGATACTAGAAATCCGTTCAATTACGATAAATTTGAACAAATTAAGCGTGATTTAACGACAGGCTGGCTCACTAAAGATGAGATTGCGCAACAATTAAACTTATTTCAAGACGAATCTCAAGATGATTATTTAGAAAGTCTTGAGGTTGCGGTTCGTATGCATGTAGAGGATTATTTAGGTATGCCTATATTTCCTATATCATACAGAGTTTATTATGGCACAAGCTCATTATATGCAAGTCCATTGTGTTTAGATTTACCTGAAGTTTCCTATGTTGATAAATTCAATACAGGAAGCGTTGTTATAAATAGCGTTGGTTATTGGAATGGTGATACACCTAGCACATTTACGACTTTAGCTGCTTCTACATATTATTATGATAAAACAGGTAACAAAGTTATATTGCCAGGCGGTATGCCAACTAATGTGAATCAAAATGCAACTTCGCCTATCGTTGTTGAATATACTGTAAATCCTAACTTTTTACAGGCTTACCCTGTAATTAAACAGGCAGCATTGTTATTATTTACGCATTTATATAACAACAGAAGTGAAACTGTTCAAGGCGGATTACAAAGAATTCCATTAGGATTTGATGCGTTATTAAAACCATATAAACCATTGGTAATGTAATGGGCATTAAGAGATATGAGAATGTAGATGTAAACGACTTGACTTTTGGCACAAATGCCTATGGTCAAGGAACGACTACAATTACTAAAAAATTTACGACTAGACCTTTGGTCATGGATGTAAAAAACTCTCTAGCGATTACGGAAAGGTATCGTATATACCAAGATTTAATCAGCTTTAAGTTTAATTACACACCTTGGCTAAAAGATATAGTAGATAACCAAAATTTATACTCTATTACTTGGCGAAACCATGATTGGCGTATTACTGATGCTATTGAAGCTAACGACAGAATGAGTGTAACTTTAATGTGTTATCGCTCTGACCCAACGACTGCGACATAATGGCTACTCAAAACAATGTTAATAATTATGCAAAGGCAATACAGGCGCAGCTAACTAGCACTGCGTCGCCTGTGCCTGTGTATGCTAATTTCAATAGAAATTTTGCTACACAACCGAAGTTTATTACATGGCAATTAAGAAATGTGCACCAAGAAGTATATACGGGCATATATCAAAGTAATAAAGGGATAGATAGACCAGTCTTCCAAATTAGTGTGTTTTCGACTACAATGGAAGATGGATTTGTAATAGCAAATAATATACTACAAGCTCTACATGGTTATAGTGGATTGTTTGGCGGTCTAACTTATGGCTTCAATGTGTCGAAATGTGATATAGTGTGGCTATATAACGGATATGATGACGAAATTAAATTATATAATATATTTATGGACGCAACCCTAGATATACCAGCATAAGATTTATTGATTATTTAACTAAAAGGAAATTTAATTATGGCACTTCCAAATAAAGTTTTACCTGGGTTTAGCGCAACCTTATATTGCCAACCTACTGCAACACCAACACCATTAAGCACTGCTAACTTGTCTGTATATGCATCTACATCTGCTATCGCAGTTTCAGCTAACGCAGTTCCGGTAGAAGCTATCCCAGCTTTCGGTCAAGATGACGCAGTAGCTAACTTCAATGTAGCAGGTAGCCGTCAATCTGACAAAATTCCTGTTCAAGCAGCTCCTACTTCAATGACAATTACTGCAGCTTGGAATCCTGCTGACACACAATTATTGTTATTAAGAGCAGACGCATATAGCGGCACAGTAGATAGAACATTCGTTATTTCAGCTACTGATGGCACAGGTATTGTTAATTACGCATTCAATGGTCGAGTAGGTCAATGGACTGTAGATAATGCACCTGGTGCTGAAGCTAAAGTAACATTTACTATTCACCCAAGAGGCAATCAATACGGTTGGTCTAACAACGCATAAGGAGTTAGTATGAAACTGACTGAAGCTATAGAAATTTTAACGACAACATACCAAAGCCTAGATTCTGTGGCTTTGGGGTTGCCCGTTGATGCAAAAGAAGTAAATGAAGCTCTAAAAAAAGCAAATCCTGATAGTGCCGAATATGTAGCATTAGAGGCTTTAGCTAAATACAACCCTATCAACGAAAAGAAAGCAAAAAACAATGACAACACAGAATATAAAGTCGAGTGAAGATTTAGGCGAGTATTTACTTAATCAAGGACTTTTATCATATCTGGTATCTCAAGCCAATTCAGGTCAAAAGAATTGGTTTGGGTTTGCCCAGCAACGCATTACTGGCATAGCTTTAGCTCACGAAATCGCTAAAAATCATGCTGACAAATTAAGACCTGACGAGTGTGTTGATTACGCAGTAAAACTCAATAACGCAGTGTATCAAAAAATAATCAAGGCAGAATAATGGAAACCAAATTTTCAGTAAGCGGAGTAGAGGGAACTCTCAAAGCTTTTGAAAGTTTAGCCGAACAGATTGGCGACAAACGCAAGTCAAGTCAAATCTTGGTTAATTCTGTAAGACAGGCTATGAAACCTGTATTGTCTATGGCTAAAGGGTTGGTCGCTAAAAATACAGGTGCTTTGGACAGGTCTTTAGGCATTACCGCAAGACGCCCTACACGCAAAGACATGAAATCTAATTATGTAAAGCCAACTGATTCAGCTATTGCCCTCGTATCTACTAAACCTATACCAGCTAAATTGAAACAACAATTTCACGCTGGTGGTGATTTTAGTGCAAAAGCTAAAAGAAAATTTTATAGAGATCAAGGCTCTTTTTATGACGGCAGAGCTATTGCAAATGAATTTGGCACATCAAATAGGGCAGCAAAACCATTTTTACGCATATCTTTAGAAACCCAGCAAACAATGGTTACAAATTTGTTAGCTATGATTTTGAATAGAAATATAGAAGACGCAGCAAACAAACTAAATACACAACAACAAGGAAAATAAAACATGAGCAAACTAGCATCTGCCCTCGGTAAAAAATACGAGGAAAATAGGTTATCGGTATTAAGTAGAGAATTTACAGTAGGAAATCATACATTCAAAGTGAAGATTCCTACAGTCGCACAAATAGAAAAAATTTACAATTACTTAAAAAATCCTGACAAAGAAGCTATCGAAAAAGAATATCAGGAAGCAGTTAAAAACCTAACCGCAGAAGAAAAACAAAAAGCAGTAGTATCGCAAGACGATACTATTATAGACGGAAAATCTTTAAAACAATATATAACAAGTGTTCATGGTGTAAAATATAGAATTGTAGAATATGTCAAGTTTTTAGTGCCTGAAATTGAGGGCGGTTTTGATAATTTAGAATACGCAGATATAGAAGCTGAATGGCCTCTTGCAAAACAGATGGAAATTGTAGATAAAATCAACGAAGTTATTTCGCCTGACTACAAAGAAATCCGTTCAAAGTAACTGGCTCATTAAGAAATCAGGTCCGAGCGGCTATGATTTTTAATGGGCATACAATACAAAATATTGACGCTCTAGATGAGGCTACAATGAACGAAATAGTAGTCATGTATAGCGATGGTGCTTTGGGAAATAAAAGTTCGTTGGTGACGCTTGCAACCCTCACGGCAGGGGTGTTTAATTATTTAAGGGCAAAAAATAGCTCACCATACGATTTAAAAAAGGTTTTAGGGCAAACTTACGCATATTATTACCCTGATATCGAGATTTCACCTAGCGAATCTTTATTGTCATTTATGAGTCAAGCACAAGGATTTGATATAAATAAATTTAAGGGCAAATAATGGCTATTATTTCAAGATTAGCAGTTTTACTTGGTTTAGATGCTGGCGAATTTAATGCTGGTTTAGGTAAAGCTAAAGGACAGGTCGAGGGTTTTGGGTTAGGGGCTAAATTATCTCTAGCTGCCGTAGGCACTGCTTTCGCTGCAACGGCAAAAGAAGCTATCAGTTTTGCTGATAAAATCAATGATGTCGCAAAAGCCAATGAACTATCGGTTCAATCTGTATTGCGAATGTCCCAAGCTTTATCAACGAATGGCGGTAATGCTGATGATGCTGGTAAACTCATGGCATCTTTTGCTAATAAAATTGACGAAGCTGCACAAGGCTCAGAAAAAGCACAAAAATCTTTTAAATCTATTGGCGTTTCTCTGCAAGATTTAAGAGCACTTTCCCCTCAAGAATTATTTGAAAAAACCCTTAAATCTTTATCGGCTATTGAAGACCCGCTGAAAAGAAATGCTATGGCTATGGAAATGTTTGGTCGAGGCATTAGAGGTGTTGATATTAAAGGCATGGTTGATGAATTTGAAAAAGCTAAAGATAAATTTAAAGATTCAGAAGAAGCTTTTCACAAAATAGGTAATTCTGTAGATAGATTAGACAGATTCTTTTTAAATCTAAAAGTTAGTATTGCTGAAAGGGTAGCTCCAGCTTTTGAATACCTAACTATTGCTATGGAAAAATGGCAAGAAAGTGGAAAAAGAGTTGTTGATAGATTTGCAGAAATTAAAAAAGAAGCAGGCTGGTGGGCGGCTTGGAAAGATAAAGAAGGCATTGAAAAATATAACATAGGCGAAAAACAATTTGGTTCAGTTCAAGGAGCTAATGTTCCTAGCATTATGTCAGGCATTGGCGGTATGGCTGCGGGTAAAAAAGATAGAAGGGAAGTTTTAGAAGCAATCAACAAAGAGAGAGAAGCTGAAGCAAAAAAATTAAAAGATGCTTTAGATAGACAAAAAGACTTCTACGATAAAGAAATGTTAATAAGTCAAGCTAAAGGTGAAAGATTAAGAAAAGAAAATGAGCTTGCTTTTGTAACGCAAAATCAAAGAAATCTACAATTAGAGCTGCTTGACATTGAAGAAAAACGCAAACAATTACTCGTAGGCGATCAGTATGGTCGTAAAATGAGCGAGGAACAAGCTAGGTCTTGGGCAGCAGCAGAAAAAGCTAGAGCTCAAGAAGCATATCAAATTGCTGAATCGCAAAGAAGTTTTGAGTTTGGCTGGAAAAAAGCTTACGCAAGTTATATAGACAATGCTACGAACGCAGCAAGAATGGGCGAACAAGCTTTCGTTTCTGTTACTCAAAACATGGAACAAGCACTAGATACTTTTGTTAGAACAGGAAAATTAAATTTTACTGATTTAGCTAGAAGTATTATTGCAGATTTAATTAAAATTAAAATGCAAGCTCAAATGACTTCCATATTTGGCGGAAGCGGAGGCGGTGGTTTAGGTGGGTTAATAAGTAGCTTTTTTGGCTTTGGCGGTGGTTATAGCCCTGGTTATTCTACTTTAGCAGCAGCACCTTATCCTAAATTTGCAGATGGCGGAAACATTTCAGGACCATCTATTGTTGGTGAACGAGGTCCTGAATTGTTTATTCCTAGCTCATCAGGCACAATTATCCCTAACAATCAATTAGGTTCTATGATGGGCAACCAACCGCAAATCGTGTATAATGGACCATATATTGCAAACATGAGTGCTATTGATACGCAATCTGCCACACAATTTTTATCAAAAAATAGAAATGCAGTATTCGCAGCCAATCAATCTGCTACAAGATCATTACCACAATCAAGGACATAAGTTATGTCATTAAATACAATACTGTCTGTTTGTGAATCTGTTGCTATTAATGACCAAAAACTTGTCGGTCAGGTTTTAAGTCGCAATCAACGCATCTCTACTTCCGAACTTCTTACTGTTCAACCTTTTGAATTTACTATGAAGCCAATGAATTATTTGCTTTATAGTCAAAATAGAATCGTATTATCAAC